TCCAGAACTTGTATATGCATAATGATTACCTGCATCCGAGTCACTGGATATTAGTCCAATATCTACCACTCCACCTGCACCAATGATTTCTTTGAAATTAAATGGAAATCTAGCATTCCCTGAATACATAGCCCCAATTGCATTATTAGTAGTGTAAATTATAAAACCTAAATAATGATTTACACATACATTAATAGCTCCTCTTGCTGATTCTATTTGACCACCACCTGCACCTGTAATAAGTGAAGGCACAAAATCAAATGGATCAGTTACTACTGTGTGAGCAATAGCACTAGACCAACCTACATACGTATTACTCCACGCAATAAGATATCCTGAAGAACTAGTAATTCCTCGCACATTAGCATCAAGAAGACCAAGAAGATTTACTTTATCTAAGGTGTAAGGAATTATAGAAGTATTTAAATAATACACTCCTAGTCCCTCAAAACAGAAATAAGTCTGTCCATTTATATTTGCAGTTGTTACTTGTGCTGTACCTATATCTCCAGCTATAGTATTTATTTGAGTCCAGAAAGTAAACCCGGGACGAATTACATAATTCTTTCCATCAGAAGTATGTCCAACTAATACATACAATCCTGCAGTATTTCTTGCAGTATATACAAATCTAAATGTATCTGGTACAGGTGAATTAATTGTAGTCTGTTGCGTATATCCTACACTTTGTAAGCCTTCCGCAGTTGGCATCACATTGTGACAATAGTATACTTGAGGTATTCCTCGATCTTTATCTATATCTGCTTCTGATTGTATCTGTCTATTAAAGTTTTGATCCTGCCCACCTACAATTACAGTACGGCCAAATTGTTCTGCAATTAAAGGAAATGCTCTGGCAGATAGATTCCCTCGAAATGTAATTTGTCCCATAGCATTTCCTTTTTATTTATTACGTTCTAGCGTTGATTCGTAAGAAATTAGCTGTACCGCCAGTAAGAAGAATGGAGGCTCCTGTGTTAGTATTTGCTCTAATAGTTATGACATCACCAGCAGCAAGTACAGGTATTACATAAGTTCCACCTTTTACAGTGTCTCCTACTTTACTGGCAAACAAAGCTGCAACTCCATTAATTGCAATCCACACATCTGCATTTGCAGCGGCTGTAGCAAATGCTACTTGAAAATTAACTTGTACATCTTTCATAGCTTGCGGTGCAGTGTACGCACCAGCTGCATAATTAATACTACCATACCCACTATCTTGAGTTACTTGGATAGTTGGATAGTTAACTATAGTTCCACCAGCGGCAGCAGTTGCAATTGAAGTTACTGCGCCACTCATAGCTACTATTGTTTCACCTCGCAATCTAGGCTTACCGGGGAAAGCAGAGGAAATACCTGATAGGCCTTGCAAGAACGATTGTCCAAATGGAGTGCCATCTATATCAAGTACTGTATTAGTACCAAGATAAATATGTGCAACTGCTCTATTAATTCCTGTGTCACCGTAGAAAGAAGTACCATTATTAAATGCTATTTTACCTGCGTAACTATTATCACCTGTACTATCAACAACATTAACTACACCTGCACTTGGAATGTAACCGCTCACATTACTAAATGCTATAGAAGAAAGTAAAGAGTAAGGAGCTGCAAGACCACGGGGATTATTCACTAATAACAATACAGCAGAACTTTCAATATGCGCATTGCCTACTTTAACTATTGCATACGGATTTCCGTAAGTAACACTTTGACAAGGCCGCACTTCAATAGCACAATTACCTGCTGCGTTAATAGTTTGTACTAACTCACCTCCAGAAATATAGAAAAATCCACCTTCGAAGATAGCACTTTTTAACGGCCCACCTAATATTACATTTGTCTCAGCAACTAAATTACATCCAATAAAACTAGCACCAGTTTGTGACCCGCCCCCGCGTAAAGCTATAGGACAAGCAAACGCATTACAGCCATAATAAGCAAGTTCCGAACATTGGAAATCTACGTTATACTCTCCAACTCCAAATGCTTCTTTAGCATTCCGAACTGTTACATTGTAAATATTAATTCTTGTGCTAGATTGCGAAGTGCCTGCTTGTACTTTAACAAAATGTCCATACGTATAATTAGCACTATTCTGCGCGTGAATAGTACAAGCACCTAATTGATTAAAACCTACACAATTAACAACTTCAAATATTGCATTTTCCGCAGATAGCCCCATGCCAAAAATATAGCAATTATCCATAGTAACGGAAAAATTACTTATCACATCTTTGACTTGTAGTTTAGTTACATTATACTTCGCATATGGAAATACAAGATTACCTCCATTAAGAACTCCCCAATCAATTGCTTCTTGTATTGAAGCTGTGTGATTGAGTAACTGAGTTCCTGCGAGTGCATCTAATACCTCCGCTTCTGTCATAAAATCAAACACACTATAATCTTCTCGCAACTTCTCTTGTACTGATCTGAATCTAGAACCCGTAGCTCCAAGAATATATCCAATAATCGCAGAACCACTTGAATTCAAAAGATCAGCACGAAGTATGGAATCAATTAATGCGTTACCTGTAATACCAACAAAACCAACAAAAAGAATCTCATCTCCTACTGTTGCAGGAGCAGTAAGTACTATTCCTACGTTACTGACTTCTACATAATCTTCTGTACGAGTAAGTATCTTACCATTCTTATATACTGTGAGTGACCCAGTATTCGCAACAAACGCAAAAGTAACAAGATTAAAAATTGTTTGTCCTGCAATAGCTACTTGCTGTTCTTGTTTAACTGTGCCAGTGGCGTTAGACTCAGCTAAAAATCTATCATTAGGACTCCAAACGGTTGCTCCCATTTTAATTCCCCTTAGTAGCCATTAGCTATTATGTTTGTAATTTTCAATTCCGCATACTGTGCAGCTACTAAGCCTTGATATGCTGCAAATTGTTCATCGTAACCAATTGTTTTAAATATTGTAGCAGCTGCTTCATAAACAATTGCTGCTGATTGTTCTTCTGCTACCCAAGAACTAAAGGTTTCAGTTCCGGTATCTGGGTATATGTAGCACCCAATTAAATAATATTGATGAGCTGCTCTTGTTCTTATTTGTAAACTCTGTCCCGCAACATAACATACTCCTTCCCTACTTGCACTGTATGAATCAAGTACTTGTTCTGGAGTTATTATCTCAACAAAATCCCCCGGACTTCCGGGCGTAGTACTTGCGTCATAGGTACGAAGATATTTAAGTGCTCGCCATTTTGGTACTAATGTTTTGTAATCTAAACTTTGTTGAGCTACTGAAGTATCAAACATTACTCCAGTTTCAAATATATCTTTATAAAAATAATCTGAACTGTGAGCTTTAATCGTAGCTGTACGAATAGCTAACAACGTCTCACCCACCAGATCAGGTCTGTTTGTAAGAAGTATTACATCATTAAATAAACTGGTGAGTAAGGCGTTCATAAGTTATTAAGCTTTCTTAGCTGCCATGTTAGCTGCCATTGCAGCAAGTTTAGCTTTAGCATCATCACCAGTTGGTGCATTTACTGCAGCTGACTCTTGAATAGTTACACCAGTTTCAGATTTAAGATCTACTGGAACAACTACTTGAGGAGCCAAAGTTTCACCTGCAAGTGGATTAGTGGTAGGCACTACACCAACTTTAACTTCTGGAGCTTTCTGGAATTGCAGATGACTAGCACCTTCCAAAGTCTGTGCAATGTTACGGCTATTAGCCAATGAAGTTTTAAATGCCTCAGAATCAGTATTCGATACATTATTAATATTCATTGCTCTTGCACGTTCCATTTCCTGTTCTGCCAGAAGTTCTGCGCGAGCTTCTTCACGTGCTTTCAATCTTACAACTTCCATTGGCGACAGTGCATTCGAATCAATTTCATAATCCGTTTCATCCACATAGATATAAGGATGTGAACTGCGAGTTACACCTACTTGTTTAACTTCTTGCATCAGTTCCTTAATCTGATCTTCTTCACTAGTCATGAAACGACCATTGATGAATACAGCAGTCATACCATTTTTGAAATGGAAGCTGAAAGAAGGAAGTGCCGATTTAAAGATTTTGCTAATCATGGTAATTCTCCAAGAGTTATAAGATTGTGTTACAGGTATCTGGGGCAGTTTCTTCAATCAGATCTGCCAACTGATATCCCTAACAAGCTAACGCTATCTAGTTATTAGCCAGCAGCACCAACAGTCAGGTTATACACCACCGAATTAGCTGGTGGATTCTTAACTACGCAAGTCATTTCCGTAGTCAGAGTACCGCCAACTGCGTCGATACCATTGTCATCAGCATTATCACGATCACCGTTGAAAGACTTATGTTGCGTCTTACGATCACCAAGGTAAGCAGTACGGAAGGTGGACAGATCAACTGCAACTGCCATCTTACTCCAGCTTGGGTTAGTATTAAACAGTGGATGTTCAATCATACGGAACTGGCCACGAGTAGTTTTAAAGCTACCGAATTGCAGACCGTAAGAAGTCTGACCTTCGCTGATGAAGTAAGTACCATTCAGACGACCAATGGTATTAATTACTTTCTTCGCAGTGCCACCAACAAACAGAACACGCTCGTTAGCTACTTTAGGATCAGTGGACTGATTAAATACTGGATCCAAGAAACCTTCCAGTTGCGTGTAGTTAGTAGTACCGCCAGCTACGTTAATGTTAGCAGCACTGTAGATACTTGGGTAGTAGCTCAGGTTACCAATGATGTTAATCAAACCATCCATAGTACGGAATGGCTGACCATTACGAGTACCCATAGACTTCTGACCAAAGAACAGTGCTTTCTCAATATCAGCTGCATGGAAAGCTGCACAATCTTGCTTGCTCTCTGCTTGATTACTTTCACCTGCAATCATCAGAGTAGCACGGATGGTGTCAGAAATACCCCAGCTATTACGGAAGATTTGAGTCAAATTAGTAATACGAACAGGGTTAATGTTCAATGCATTAGGACGCAAAGAAGCTTCTTCGAATGCATTACCAACTTGATACAGATTAACAGAACCTGCAATTGCTGCAGCAGGAGTAGAACCAACAGCACGGTTCACGTTGATCTGAGTAGGAGAAAGAATGCTGTTAACAATCACATTCTCGAAACTAGAATCAACACGCATGATCATACCCGGAAGTATATTAGCAGTGCTGGTAACAGTGAAGACTGTATCAGTTGCAGTTTGTCCGCCTGCGCCAAGAGTCATTTGTGGAAAGAGCATAGTCTTCGTGAAGAAGCCATGTTCAACTTGTACTGCAGTTTCCGATGCCAGCATAGAAGTCATGCCGAACAACGGAGCAGCGCCTTGTGGCATCAGACGCGTAATAAGACCAGCAAAACTCAGCTTAGCCAGATTAGCAGTGAGGTTATTAGTAGTAAACAGACCGGTAGACATAATAGGATTCCTTAGAATTGGATTTAAAAGTTGTTACGTTGTACTACCAGACTACTTAGACTGGACCACCACCGATACCAGCAATACTAACAGTTGGGCTAAAGGTCAGTGCTACGTTTGCACCAGTAGCAGTTGCATTAGCACTTAGAGTTACAGTACCAGCCGTAAGGTTAACACCAATAACAGTCGTACCGCCTGCAATACCAGTGCCAGTTACAGTCATGCCCGGAGTAATAAGTCCCAGTGCAGTCTGCGAAAGACCAGTAATGGTTGCATTGGCATTAGTAGTATTACCTACACCAATACTTGCATTAGTGGTATTCACCAGAGTTACCAAGAAATCTCTCCAGCTACTTGCTGCAATTGCAGTAGTGCCACTGAGAGTTACACCGGTGTTAGCAGTGATGGTATTAATAAAGGCTACAGTATTCAGAATACGCAGACGATGAGTACTGCCCGGATTAGGGGTCTGACCATTAACCGCCAGTGCAGCGATAATATCAGCAGCCGTAGCTACCGTATCAGCATAAGCACCAACAGGACCAGTACGAGAAATAAGACTGTATCCAGTAATCAGTGCAGCAGTAAGTGCACCTGCGCCAACAGTACTAAGTACACCAATTACTTCACCCTGAGCTACAACATCGCCGTTACTAACATCACGAACGAAGCCATTGTCTCGGGTTTGTGCTTTTACATAAGACATGATATATCCTTTAAGAGTTAGAAGATACTACAAATAATACTAAATTAGATTAGAAGGATTCCCAATCTTCAGATACGTTAACTTTTTGTTTCTCTTGTTTTGGGGGATTAGCTGCAGTTGCAAAACTTACTAAGAATTCTTCTGCTTGCTTCTGAATGGTAGCAGCATCAGCATTAGGATTCTTAAGTTGCATTTGTTTCTGGAGGGTTTCCAACATAGGTGCAGCAGCTGGATGATTAAAGATAGGATTTGAACTACGCAGGTTATTAGTTACGTTTTGTTGTTTAATCATGTTAGGCAATGCTGCTTGAAACTCCTCTCGTTGTTTATCAAGAGCTTTTTCAATCAGCTTAATAGAAGCTTGTGCAGACTGTGCATAAGTATCTTGTGCCATCGCATTCATAGCTTGCAGTGTAGCCGCAACCGCACCTTCTCCACCAGCAGAGATAGCTTGCATCATTTCAGGAGTAACTACTTTAGAGAAATCCGTCTTAGCTGCAACACCTTGAATAGCTTCAGGAGTTACACCAGCAAATGCAGATTCTGGAGGTTTAGGCATATCTTCCGGCTTAACATTCCACATATCTTTGTACTTATCCAGACCTTCAGGCGCAGCAGGAACAGTAGGATTATTAGCATCAGCAGGCATAGTATTAACTGCAGGAATATTACCTGGTGTTGGTTGTGCTTGCTGTTGTTGAGCTACTTGTGCTTGAATAGCTGGATTAGCTCCTTGTGCAGGAGAAAGGTGTTGAGGAGTCGAATTGCCAAACAGTTTGTGTAAGATGCTCATGATTAAGTTCCTAAAGAGTTATATTAAGATGTGAGACTACTGGAGGTTGTATTACGAAGTTGCTTGTTGCGCTTGTGCTAACGCTAATAATTGCTCTTGTGCTGCTGCATGACAATCTAATAGATATTTATATGCTTCCATCTGACCTTTATAATTTGCTTCTGATTGAATAAAATCTGCATAGTTATTTGGATCAGGTACTAATGCTAACCTAGACTGTGCAAGCATCGCTATTTGAGATTGTATGAACTGATGTTGATCAGTGGTTAGCGTCATACCAGCTAGTTGTTCTTGATTAGTTTGAGAATACTGAGTAAACTCATTTTCAATAATTACACTCATTGTGGCTGCTCCGATGTTATAGTACTTGGTTCATTTGTTGCAGGAGAACCTGCTTGTTTAGCTGGATCATATCCAAATTGCTGTGGCAATGGAGCAGGTGGAAGCATTGCAGGATCTTGCTCAGGATTCTGTTTATATAATTGCATAACCATTTGCTGGTACTGTCCCATCGCTTGTTCATATGCTTGTTGTTGTGGACTCTTTTCAAATGGAGTAAGTTCAGCACCTTTAAGTTTCATAAGATAGCTGAACATTGGAGCTATATTGTAACCTGCACCAATTACTGGACTAGATCCAATCTGCTGTAATGCTACTGCCAGCATATCAGAATCCATAATCTTATCTGTAGGTGTAAGACCATCAGACATTTTAAATTGCATGACAGCTGTACGTAATGCTACAGGATCAACTTTAACATCAGTCTTTTTCTCTCGATTGTATAAGGAGATTCCACCTTGATACTGAAGAGTATTAATTTTCAATATCTCTTTCAATGGTGTAAATATCTGACTCTCATATCCCATTGCTATCATCTGATCTCTGCCATTAGCATTACCCATTACAGTATCAAACTCAGATGTAGTCTTATTACCTTTCACAAATTGACCTTGTCGCACAGGATTCTGGCCAGATATCATATTAGCCATTGCCCCGTACTGCTGCATCAATTGTGCTACATAAGGAGCTTGATCATCTCTAAATGGAAATGCATGTACAGCATCAGATACTGGCTTACCATACGCACCCGGACGTACAGGAATTTTAGCACTTGGATTAGCGTTATTAATATGTGCTTCCGTAACTCTGGAAGGATCATATAGTGTGCGATCACTAATAGCTCTGCGGCGTGCAGCAATAGTACTATTTGAGAGCGCACTAGTAATATCCTGAATTGGACTCACATTATCTGCAAGTGATTTCGTTTGATATCCAAGTCCATCTTCCAACGGCTGCCCAAACAAGACAGGCAACATGTTATGTGCATTAGTTTGACGCTCTGCATAGATAAGTACTTGATGGTTTACAAATATAAGTTTCCAAATCTGCGGAGTATTCTGTTCTGGAAGCTTCATATTGAAATCAGAAGGCATGATACGAGCGTACATGGTAGTTACTTCATACATGTTCTTGTATTCAATGCCTTGCTTAGCCCCAGAAACACCTGCCCAAGATTCCCAGTTAAATGCACCTTGTAATGCAGGAGTAAGCATAGCTCTTGGATTGATCTGCGGTACATAGTAATTCTCAATACCTCCAGAAGCCCCAGTACTAATACTAATTGCTCCCATACCAGATTCAAAAGCTTCTTTGATGTTCTCAAGTCTAGCATCAGGTAGAGAATTGATGAACTGTTTAAGTCTTATGCGGGACATTACTTCCGTATTACCTACAAAATCCCCTTTAAGATGCATCTCTGCTGGATTAACTCTATTATCAAAGAACGTGTTATACATATCCCAGCGTTTGAGTTTATTACCTTCCCAGATTACTTCCTTAGGTTTAGCAATTCTAGCATCAAAAGCGATATTGGTCTCTGGAAGCCATGTAACTTCTCTGGCCCAGCAGCATTCTAGTGCACTGATGTTATATTTAAATCCATCTCTAAAGAACATTGTAAGTTCTCTTGTCCAACCACCACGAGTGGCCTGATTATCTATAATTGTTTCCATTTGCAGGGCTTCATTTTCCCATTCAGGGGAAGCAGAAACACCAAAGAGTGGAATACCAGTTAGAAATACAGATGATTGATACGTAACTGCTGCTTCTACCTGCGGCATTACGATAGGAATAGTGATATTCTGGAATCTATCTTTATCCCCGTAGCGATTAGCTATTTTAGCGCGCTGATTTTCTACAGTTAGATCCATTTCACGAGCATAAGCTAGATCAATATCACGCATCTGTTCCCGAAGATTCCACTGGGAGTTATACTGTTGATAGCACTGACGATGAAAATCAAGAAGTCCTGCTTGTGTATTTTTACTCAGGAGTACAGGAGTACTTGCAGTGTTAAGTCCGGCTCCGGCCATGATAGTTCCTTTGGATGTGGGTAATTATTGGTATTAAAAACAACTGTTATGCTCTATTAAATCTAATGAGCCGATCTCTTGTTCTACAAGTATTCCATTATTTACTACATATTCCTCATACATCTCTAGAACCTTAGGAGCATAGCAAAGAAGATCAAGAATATCATCAGTGTTATTGTCTTTTAATGGATTAAAACTAGTGATCTGTGCATGTACTTGTGCGCGAAGATTCTGATTAACTTGTACATCGCCAGTTTGATACAGTTTGAACATGGAAAGAATACGAGATATCTTACTGAATCCGCCGGGATATACTTCTACGCAGTGGATACCAGTAATTTGAAGCTGCACACATATAACTTCGAACCAGTAACAGAGAGATGCTTGATAAGCTACTGATTCAATACAGACTAATTTGCAGTTATTTCGCAATGCATAGGTAAGTGCTTGACGAATGGTATCTCCAGGACTCAGACGAGCACTGGTAAGTTCCATTAATACAGGCTTAGTATTATGTACTTCAAAATATCCAATAGCACATTCATCACTTTTGCGTTTCATACCAGAAGGATCAATGAGAATGAAATTACCTGCTGCTATATCGAGTCCTAATTGTATATCAACTGGTGGAATTTTAGAGAAATCTACACGATTATTAGCTGCTGCATTCTCATCATTCAGAACTTCAGAATAAAATATCTCTGGCTTACCCATAGAGAGATCATTCTCAAATTCACGTGTAAGTTGTTCTATTGGTTGTAGCTCTTCCCAGAGAGATGTGCCATCTGCAAGAATACCACCTGCAATGAATTTAGTCCAATTAGGATTAGATTTAAGTCTTTTAAGTATGGACCATTTAGTAGGATACATGTTAGCTACAAACAGGAACATGCAACCAGTTGGACTTTTCGCTTTCATTGCAGTACCAACCATCCAAGTCTCTAATGCACTGGATATTACTTCTGAATCAGCATCTTCGCGAGTTTGAATATCTTCAAATATCATTACATCTGGACGAGTGTTATTAATATTAAGTCCACGAAGAGAAGTACCAGCACCAATTCCGCACAGTACTATATTCCTACCTCTGAATCCGAACTTCTTTTGTCCTAGTGTATCCTGAATCATACCTAGTTTCCAGTCACCAAAGATTTTAATGATATTTGGTTCATCTAGAAAAGCGGCAATATCGAATATAATATTCTCAGCTAGTTTACTAGTGTTACTGATTACAAGTATGAATTTCTTATTGGTGAATAGAATGCAATACAGTACAAATAGTTTAATTACTGTAGTCTTACCAAATCCTCGTGGAAGTCCTAAGGCTAATTGTGGAAATGTACGAGGCTGTTTGATAAAGGATAGTAACCAAAGCCATACAGATATGAATACTGGAGGAAAACAGAATACAAAACTGAGTGGTGCGGCCAATGCTCCTAAGAAATCTAGAGATTTGCTAGCTAATTCATGTACCTGTGCAGATTCAAATGTAGCTTCTTGCACTAGTTCTTGTTCTGGTATTTCAGCAGATGTAATTTCTACCGTAGTAGCGGCCAGTGCTTCTAATTGTGCAGTCCTGAGTGATTCATATTCCTCTTTAGAACCTCCAAGAGAATCAAATAACTTATTCATAATTCCGGCCTTTTACAGAGGTTATACTGAGAACTGTATTAGCTTCTACTTGGGATTGAATACGTAATAGCATTTCAAGTGCACGTTGGTTATTAGCAGCGATAAGCCTTGCAGAGATATCAGCTTTCTGTTGCTGTTGTGGTGAGTACTGTACTTGAGGAACTGTTGTATTTGTCATTACTTTCTCCTAATCTTGCTATCTCTCTAGCTTTCGCTGTTACTAGCATTTGAGAAGATTGCATAGTTTCTAGTGTTTGATTACCTGCGTTAATTACTTGGTTATTGATATTAGTTGCAAAACGTTGTACAATTTGAGTTGGCATTACAAGATTAACTACAGTGTTCTGATGAGTGATAGATTCTGGTGCAGATTGACCTCTTCTTTTCGCTGCATTGATTACCTGAATTGCCTTAAGTATTTCCATCGGCCGCATCATTAGTGGAAGTACATCTTGTAACTGATCTAGTAATTTCTGCTCCATTGTATCATACTTAGAATCCATTTCATTATGTTTCTGAAGATTCTGGAATCTAAGTTCACTAACTGCTGCTGCGAATTCTGGCTCAGACAATAACTGACTAATCCGGGAAACCGAGACTCCTACTGCTGTGGCTACTACTTCCGGACCACATCCAGAACCTAGTAACTTAAGTGCTCTTTCTTCAGTTGCACCTCTCACCACTTGGGTATTAGTAATTGCGCTCATGATTGTGACTCCTAGAAAATTTTGCAGAAAATAGTATGAATCTGGTACTTGTAATTATATCTGCTGTGAGAACTAACAACATACGAGATAGTGAGTTTTGAAAAAGTTTAGGAATTTTGAGTAGGTGCCATAGGAATACCAGTCGCGTGTGAAACTAAAAAGGGTCATGCCCCCCACTTGTATATACAACTAGTGATGTACTATGGTAGTGTGGTAGTGGGCTGGTGTAGTAGTGTAGTAGTACACCTAGTGTGGATCAGTGGAAGTATTGAGAATGATTCTCATTCAGGTTGTTAGTACTGTACATGTATACAGTGACGAATTTTGTCAGTGGGGTGACAAGAATTGTCAGTAGATAGTGACAGTTTTTGTCAGCTAGCAGGAATCGTGCCATACAGGGTTTTGCAGGGAAGTTATGTAAGTCATTGATTACATTGAGGATTTTAGTTTTTTCAGGTAGCTGGCACGGTGTTTGCTATATATAGGGTAAGGGGGAAGAACTCCGAGCAAGATAAAGTAAGAAGTAACTAACTCATACACTAACTAAAGGGATACATACCATGAGCATCATTGATACCCTGAACCATTCTGTTGTAACTTATGATGGTAAGAACAAGCCATTTACCGGGCAACGTCTTAGTAAGGTAACTTGGAAGACTTGTAATGATAAGAATTCCCCGTACTTTAATATCAAGCGGGAAAGTAAATGTGTCAGCTTGCCAGTACTTGTTGCTCAGAATATTGAAGATAACATGCATGCATTGGCTCCACATCTGATTAGCTATTTGCATGGTGTACAAGATAAGATGGTACGGGAAATGTTGGATGCAGGGAATAATGTAGTTAGTATCAGTACCAGTGATATTAGTATTCCTGCAATTCTGGAGTACTTGGAATCCAGTGATGAATCCGGAAGATTGACTAAAGAATCAGTTGGTGCATGGTTTGATAGTACTCTTGCTGATCAGTTGGCAATGCTGTTGGGGGAGAAATTAGGTGTTTCGGAAGTGCCTACTGATAGCGAGAGTGCAAAGGTGTTGGAAGCTGTTGGTGCATTTAAGGTTAAGATTGCAGCATTGGCAGGCGGGAAAACAAGTTATGAACCTAAGGTTTGTAAGTCTCTGATTAATGCACTTGGGTTAGTTGCAGGAGATGTGCTTGCTACTCGGTTTGTTGCACGGTTGAATAAGATGGTGGAGGAGAGTGAGAAGCAAGTTGATCTGATGGATTTGCTGTAACACTATAGGAATACCTAATTAGGAGATTAGATAATGTTAGTATTTAAATATATTAGATTCGTACGTGCTAATGAACTAGCAAACGCTGATGATGGATTTGGTAATATGATAATGATTCCTAGTGATATGTTTTGGTATAATTATCATAATTGGAATTAATTGATGTGATTCAGCTATAGAGTACTTAGAACTGTTGTATGGAACTGAGTACTCTATGTCGGATTCACCTTTTGGCACATGAACCAAGAGACCAGAAAACCAAAGAACCAATTGGTATATGGTGTACGGTCCCTGTGCCCTCCTGATGCATGGATTCCAGATAGTTACCTAACTACTTCTGTACATCTCACTAGTTAGCAGTACCTGTATTTGCTTCTCTCTAGTTAGTTCTTTTCAGGTGTATTAAAATAATGAATTTTATTCTTTTATTAATTTTGTTATGGGTTAAAAAGAGGCCTTTAGATAGTACAGTATATAGCTCTTATTAGTCACATATAACACAGCAGTAAGGTTATAACCAGAATCCGAATGAGAATGGAGGATGGAGGGAGAGGGCTTGACGAACCAATTGGTTTCATGGTATTGTGTCGTCTTGGTCAGAAAGCCAAAAGGCAACCCGGAATATAACCTTGGAATCATTCATCATGAGTAAAGTTAAAGAAATTGATAAGTTCAGACCTAGTATCTCTAGTGATGAAATATTTGCACTGCTGGATATAATGGACTGTGCAAGACGCGGGGATCAATTAGCAGGTCTTGATCCTACATTGCTAGATTATTATAAGAAGCTGAGAGTTAAAGCTTTTGAGATAAGTGAGGGAATAGCTAAATCCGCTTATGTAGCAACAGGTAAGCGGAAAGAATCTGCAATTAGCCTGGAGTCATTAGGAAGTAATGCAGAGGAAGTTTCTAGTTTTGAAGGTAAGTATAATAACTCTGCACAGATGGATGATGCAGTAAATGATCAGCTTACTTGGATGATTAATCATCCGGAAGTAGATAGTAAGAACATGCCGGAAGTTGAAGAATTTATGAAAGGTGGGAAGTACTATGTCGGACCCGAAAGTAGCGCAATTGGAATTAGTAGTATGCAAGTTGATGTTAGTAGCAGTAGCACTAACGGTAGTGATAGTAATGATGGAACTGACTGTTTTTTAGAGCAGGAAGAGCAGGAAGATAGTACATTTGAATTGTTTAAACAACTGTAGGATCGGAGAACTAATCATGGCATTAGACAGCAATGAATTAAACGCACGAATCACTCAACTGTTATCAGGATTAATTACTGAATGTGAGTTTGTAGCAAGTGTGCAAGTAGATGAAAGAACACAAGCTCAATTGAATGCATTTAATAAACTTGATCCAGTAATTCAAAACTGGGATTTTACTTTTGATGACTTTAATAACTGGGAATCGGAGAACTAAAATGAAATACATAATACTTAGCAAGCTTGCAATCGCAATAGTAATAGCTGCTAGTACCAGTGGATGTGGAGTTGGTAGCAGTATTCCAGCAGATGATGATTTTAGTGATAGTGCAATGCAGAATTCAGCAGTAGGAACTAATATGCCACCTCCGGAAGTGGAAGATGATGGACATATTGGACCATTAATTCCAGTAACTCCAGTAATTGTTCCTCCGGTTGTGATACTGCCACCTCCTCTAGTATGTGGTAATATTAGCAGTCATACAGTTCCTTGTAAAAGTGGAGGACAGTAATCATGACAACCTCACCAATGGCAACTTATCAGTTCTCTAATGCGGAACTCACAATAATCAAAGATTCACTAGAGTATGCAAAGAAAGACTGTGAAGCTAATTTAGCTAAGACAATCCTATCTGACATGATTCAGACTATTAATCAAATACTCGCAGCACGTAATACTCGCGGGTAACAGTCTGACAACAGCAAGCGCAAGCCAAGTAACAATAACTTAGGAATACAAATCATGCCTTCCCCAATACAAATCATTCGCCCGAATGCTCCATTATTTACACTGCTAGTACAAGACAATGAAACGGGCCAGAAATTCATTGCAAGTTACAATGGCAGTGCGATCCTAACAACTGAGCGGGAAGAACTAGTTCTATACACTGCGAAGCTGATTCATCACTATGGACGTGCATTCACACATACAATTAGTAGTGTGACTGAAATGCCAATTAGTGAGACTAATCAACACATGATTGATATACTTAATCGAGCTAAAGATACAGCTAAAGCTTAATATTTTCTGATAGTTCATTTGGAATCAGTAACATCAACTGAGTGAACTGTCGGGATGGTATTAGTAAGCAGTATAGTACGGTCCGTATGAAATAGTATGACAACAGTTCTAACAAGCGCAAGGCAAGTAGTACTAACAATAACTAACCAAGAAAGTGAGATATATCATGCAAGTATTTCAAGGACATATGCACGTAGAAATAGCAAATGAACAAGTAGCAATTGTACTTACTGAAGAAGAAACTAAATTGCTTAATATTGTTTTACTTAATAGCGGCATTAACACAGAACCCCTCACTGAAGAAGAAGATGCAGTAATAAGTACTCTCTGGTCTACTCTTAAAGATGCGGGGTATTAACATGGCCAGAATCCTCTGTGCAATCTCCGGTGTTGAATACAACTGTGAACATATACCAGTGTATCTAACTGCCCGTGAATCACATCATCCAATCTTTGACATTCCAACAGCAAGACTATTACAAATCTGCCCACGCTGGATAGAAGGAGAACTCTCAAGTACTGAGAATTATCTTCTCTATCTGGCTCTTTTCAATTCTACTGGACTTATGGAGTTTCGTGTTCCTGCGGTGAGAACTGGTAATACTGATGCAATCATCGCGCAAACTATGGCACCATTAGCAAGCATAGTTGAAAGAATTTATAACAGTGGTACTACCAAAGTTACTGAAATCTTGCATCTTCCTAAGTTTGTAGTAACTCCTGATACTAAAGATCTCGAATCCAGTCCTGATTGGGTGGCGATTTGGAATAACTGCTATAAAGATTATCAAGATCATTACGCTACAAGCACAGCACTTGAGAAACTGAATAGGCAAGAGACAATACTAGAGCGTTATATTCGTGATCACAATAAAGATATCTCCACTTATGCAGTGCGTATTGCAAATTGGGCAGCTGATGCAGCTAAGTTCTATGATGAAGATTACGAGATACTTAATGAGCACAATAAGAACGAGTCACTTACTTCCTATTGGAAACGTATTATCGTAGCCTGCGCAAAGACTGAATCTATTTGGGACATTCCAGATGCTGATCTTAATGAACTGATTCAACACTGTGAAGAAACTATATATCATGGCAGTATCTACGCTCACACTCTTATGTCCCTGCTACGTGCTGGTGCGGAACGTAAAAAGAATTTCCTAGATATCGGAGATATTGATATCGGTCAGCATGGTACTAGTTTCCGGATTCTGGATGCTAATGCTAGTGTGGAAGATGCTAATAAACTTGCACTGATTGATTCTGCTCCACTGGAAATGCCAATTGAAAAGAACTATCCTAATAAGCTTGCATTCATCAAAGCGAAATTGAATTATCAGATGAAGAAAGATTATGAGAATAGTCAAGCAGTTGCAGATAAGATCGCTAAGGAGGGACTAGCATGAACAAGCACATTGAACAGATGAATAAAGATGCAGCTAATTTAATAGGGATTACTAAAGCCCCTAGCTTCACTAAATACCAGCTTGCTGACCAGATGCGGAATTACATGCATATAGATGATAAGTTTCTGGAAGGACTGGAGACTTATCGTATCAATCATTATTCAGGTTTTATATTCTCTACAATGTTATTTGATGGGTTAGTTGAATATAACTTCACTAGCTTTAATGTAATTTATCACAACTGTTCTCCGTACCATGCGAAACGTGCAGAGGAAATAAGACTCTCATTTCGTGAAGCGAAAGATGAATACCAACTAGAACCAATAGTACTAGTAGAGATCGTAATTCCATTCACAGCAACAGAACAATAAGACAAGGAATAATATGGCAACCATAACTAAAGAAAGACTTGCTGAATTAATGGCAGATTTAAGAGCGAAGAAAGCAGCTTCATTAACTCCACTAACTCCAAGCACTAGCAGTTATCAATATGCTACGGGTAATTATGAAAATATTCCTAAGCCTACACTAGTAGTAGAAAAAGTAGGTGATGAAATCCACATGGAATTAACAGTACATGAGCAAGTGACTCACCAAACTCTCACCAATAATCTATCTGCTGATTACGATGTATATGACAAGTACGGAAAACCAATCACATACAATGAACAGCAACTCCGATTTGTACAACTCGCAGGTTCCGGTTCCAGTGCAGTCCTCATCGGTGCAGCAGGTACAGGTAAAACAACCTGTCAACAAGGAACTATTGCTGCTCTTATTAGAAATGGATATGCTGGAATATTACAGGCCGATGGACACAAGTTTCTGGAATCTAATACGCCAGGCATTGTTATTGTGTCTTTTACTCGTCGTGCTGTTAGTAATATTAGGCGCGCTGTAGCAGAAGATATGAAAAAGAACTGTCTTACCATTCATGCATTGCTGGAATATGAACCAGTATATTATGAAATCATGGATGATAATACTGGTGAGATGAAAAAGACTATGCAGTTTGAACCAACTCGCACAGCTTATCGCCCATTGCCTGCAACAATTAAAACCTGTGTAATTGAAGAAGCCTCAATGGTTTCAGTGGAGTTATTTAATGAGCTTAAATCTGCACTACCAAGTAACTGTCAATTCATCTTTCTTGGTGATATTCAACAGTTACCGCCAGTTTTCGGAAGTGCCATCTTGGGCTATAAGATGCTCGAATTACCAGTCGTGGAACTTACTGAAGTTTATCGTCAAGCTTTGGAGAGCCCGATTATTCGGCTTGCACACCGTATACTTTCTGGAAATCCAATACCAGTAACTGAATATGCGGAATTCAAAACTCCTGACCAACTAACTCTGCATCCATGGAAAAAGAAAATAGATGCAGATAACGCACTACTAACAATTGCTAAGTTCCTCACCAATGCGATTGAAGCTGGTTTATACAAGCCGGAAGAAGATATGATCCTCATGCCATTTAACAAGGGATGTGGAACTATAGAATTAAATAAGCATATCGCGCAACACATGGCAAGGAAACGCGGTGTTCCAGTATTTGAAATTGTAGCAGGATTCACGAAATTGTATCTCAGTGTTGGAGATAAGGTACTGGTAGATAAAGAAGATGCACTGGTATTAGGTATTGAAAAGAATCCTAATTACACTGGTGCTACTCCTCAACCAGAAGGATTACTGTTAGATTATTGGGGATATAATAGCGCAGATGAGAATGGACAACCAATAGTACATCACTTAGATAAAGATGATGCGGGCGATATTGACTTTCTTCTGAGTCAGAGTGTTGCTGCTGGCAGTGGTGAAGATCGGGTAAGGCAATCTAGTCACATCATTAAAGTACGATTACTTGATACTGACAGAGAAGTAGAACTTACTACTGCTGGTGAACTTAATGCATTGCTCCTGTCTTTCGCACTAACTGTACATAAGTCTCAGGGTTCTGAGTTCCGGAAAGTATTTCTAATGCTTCATCAATCACATAATACTATGCTTTCTCGTGAACTTCTGTATACTGCTGTTACACGTGCGCGAGAAGAACTGTATGTAATTTGTGAGCCAGACAGTATGACTAAAGGTATTTTGAGTCAGAGAATTAAAGGTAATACACTGGCAGAAAAAGCGGAATGGTTTAAAGGTAAGATTGAATCTAAGAACATGGAAGGGAAGTAATCATGAGTCAATGGGCCGAAGATTTACTGACAGATATTCATAACACTGCAAATGTTACTGAGTCAACCACAACTAATTACGAAGAAGAACTTAGTGAGTTTACGTCTTCTGAGTTAAAGCAAATAAAAAAGGGACTGAGAGTAATAGAAGCCTTGGTAAATAAAGAGCTCACTAAAAGGAACTCCTGATGTCAATTAAAGAACGAACTCCTGAACAACTAGCTCGCTATGCTACACGTGCACGAGAAAGATACTATTACATCCCACCCGGAACTGATGTATTTAGTGCTTCCGATGCACAGGAATTTATCATTGCATTCGCAAACCTAACTAAATGGGATAAGAAACAAATAGCAATTCAAATCGCAGCACTTCCTGATGCAGTACTTGAAGCAGCAAGCAGTAATATTAGAACCATTTCTCACAACATCACAACTTACCGTACTAATCGTAAACAAAGAACTAAGGAGAATGAGATACTTGAGAAACTTAATCTAAGCGATGGTGCTTGACACGCTCCCGGCACTATGGCATAATGGGCACTCAGTACAGCGATTCATGTACAGGATTCAGAATTACCTAGGTAGATAACTACCACACAGTTAACTGGCCACTGATATTAAAGAGCCAGTAATTCACACTGATAGGAAATAAAAATGAAACAACTCTCACGTAACTTCCGTCTGGCTATGCTGATGGGTCTGATGATGGCAGCTGGTGAAGGTAGCGCAGGTGGCAGTGTTGCAGGTAATACTAATGTAGATGGTGCAGTAGTTCCTTCTGCTGATCCTGCTGGTGTTGCAGCTACTGATCGTGCTGTTGCTGCTGAAGAAGCTAATCCTGCTAATCCTCACGCAGATCAAAATGCAGCTAATGCTGGTCAAGGTGCTGGTAATAACAATGCTGCACCAGTATTCACCTCCGGTCTTGTTGCTCCAACTGTTCTCTCCGCTGAAGAACAAGAAGCTAAAGATAAAAAGGATGCCGCTGATAAGGCTACCTTGTTTGAAGGTATCAAAGCGAAGTTTAATAACCTCGTAGATATCCGTGAAACTAACTTCAACTTCCGCACGGTTAAAGATGCTAAGACTGGTATCGAAACTAAGCGTCCTACTGTTGCACTGCCAGTACCAGTTCCAAGTCTGGAAGGTATCGTAGAGATTCTTTCTAAGGGTCC